AGTTTTCATTTCCGCATCTGGATACATCTCATCAAAAATCTCATCAGAGATTCCGACCACTTCCGCCCAATCCAGCGGATGGCAGTCGCTCGCGTCAATCGGTTCTGCCAGAGGCTCCACGATGTTCTGTTCAGCCAGTTCAGCCAGAATCGCGTTGATGGTGTTGGTATCTTCGAAGATGCTCATTTTTCATTTCTCCTTGGTATGCCATCATTCTATATCTATTATCGTCCAGTGTCAAGCCCCAACTTCAAAATATTTTTGGATTTTTCTTGTAGCAAATCCCATGCCAAATCGTAAACCCTTGGTAGCAAAGGACTTACGGCGAACGCGGCCAGCCGCCCGAGTCCTAAATCCTTGTGTGGCAAGGACTTAGGATCATCGGTTCAGCGAAAGAGAGAGAAACTGAACTTTAGAACAGGTGGGCAACGCCTACCTTGAAGAGCATATTACCGACTAGTGTACGCTTGCACATATCACTACGTTCAGCGTAGAACTGTCGGAAGTCACCATTACCCATGAGACATGTAACAAGCGTAGGCGAACGCTTGAAATCCTTATCTCCACGACGATAATCACTCATCCAGTTGAGACGAGAAATCTCAGCCTGAGTAAGCTTTCGCACATCCACTACCTTTGCAAGATAACGAACATAGTCACCCGTCAAGGGCTGGAAGTATCGAAAGTTATAAACAGAACCAGTAGAAGCATTAGCAAGGGAATCATTCACACCTCTATAGGTAGAGTACAGAAAGAAAGCTACCAAGCAAATAGAAACCAGAGCAAAGCAAAAACCAAACACAATCAAATCGTTCATATCAACTCCTTAGTGGGAAAACCTTTTCAATCATTCTACCATACTTATCGGCAACTGTCAAGCATCAACTTCAACATTTTCTAGAAGATGCTCCGCGATTTCTCGCCAGTTTACTTCCGCAAGAGCAGCACCAATCAGATCGGCGTACACTCCTGTCAACTCTGGACGATTTTCTTCATAGTGTTCACGCAGTCTATCCGTGAGAAGATAAACCGCCTCGTCCATACGAGTCATGCCATTCGTGGGAGTTTCCAAATCGTCAGAAACTTCCTGTGCGACTTCTCGCCAATAGTTATACGTTCCTTCCTCATTATCCATCCACACATTCACAACCCAAGTTTCGTAGTTAGTCCAACCGTTATACTGCTTCGTGTTCATTTCTTTCTCCCTTTGATTGAAGTATATCAGATGCTTTTCAGTGTGTCAAGCACTCTTTCTTGGATTCTTCGCGGAACCTGTACAAAAGTTCCTTTGCGAGATCCACGATATACGATTTGCGAATCTCTCGCATCTCTTCGTTTTTCTCTCGACCAAGATACACTTGCTCAAGGTGAAGGCAATACTGAAGGTCACGGGTAGAAATCTTTGCAAACATCATCATCTCTCTTTCTTCTTGTGCTACCATTCTACACTATAGATCGGCAAAAGTCAAGAGCAATCTTTAAGAAAATTCTTTTTGTCCTAAGTGATTGATATCAAAGGACTTACAGCAAATCCGGCCCGCCGCCCTCGACGTAAGTCCTTACGCCATAAGGGTTTGCGTCTACTTTCTGATTTTTCCTATACCCCTCGGAGGTAGGTATATACGTGGGTACATCTGTACATATTTCTTCTTTACATAGCGATTTTCAAAACGCATACAGTCGTACACTAGTATAGTATCGTACACCTTTCACTCCATCGTAAAGGGAGACATTTCATCTTCTGCAAGGCTAGCATATTGCAACGCGAGAGCCTCAACTCGTTCCTTACTTCCCGGCTTTCCAACCTTGAAACGCATCGTATCTTCACCACCAATAAGGCGAGAATCTACGCTTTCGTTTTGCTTCTTTCCGATCTTTCGGAGAGCCTTACGATTGAACTTCAAAACCTTCTCACTGCGAATCATACCACCATCGGCGGTTTTCTTGTCGCAAGGGATAGCGATTCCAAGAAAGCACATACGGGCTTGACGCTTGGCGTTTTCGATGATTGCAAACTTTGTCATTTTCTTTTTCCTTAGTGGGTTACTGATACGATTATTCTAGCAAGATTTTTCTGGGTGTCAAGCCCCAATATTCTGGCGATAATATTTCGCCCACAACTCATCCACAACAAACTGCACAACCCTATCGTGCGAACCACGGCAAACGTAGTATCCCATATGGATATCGAAAAGGCTATAGGTTCCATCGACTTGTGGATGGAAGGTAAAGCCAGCCTTGTAGGCATAGCCGTTGATTTTCTTCTTGATGGTTTCAGTCTTAGGAGGCTTTCTCATTTCTTTCTCTCTTTCTCTTTCCAATATTCTAGCAGATATTTTTTCGGAGTCAATAGGTTTCCGAAAGCATATCTTCCAGTTTCGCAATCTCTAACCGAATCTTGCGAACCATAACCCAATCACGATCATTCTTATAGTTATCCAACTCATATCGCAGACCAATGATTTCTTGAACAATCTTCATTTTCACGTTATACATCTTTTCTCTTTCTCTTTCTTTCTTTTCTACATTATACCAAAAGTTTTCTATTTGTCAATCCCCCCTTTTGGAAAAATCTCAGATTTTCCACTCACGAAAAACCAGCGTAAACTGGGTATTCGGATATTTTTCTGCAATGTACTTTTCTGCTGTAGACTTCCTATTGTCCGTAGCACTCACACCTTGCACAACCTTACCATCTATCACAACATTCCAAATCCGCCTACGGCGAATCTTGGGAAGACTTGCAAGAAAACCATTTACACTCATAACCTTTTCCATTCTCAACTCTCTCTTTCTTATACCATATATAAATGCACTTCCCGTGCCAAAGCCAGAAATATTTTTTTTGCGATTTTCTCGGGGAAAACGCTATGCTATTTTTTGTGCCTAGATTTTAGGCGTAGCATTTTGCTACAGTGGTGAGGCATTTTGCTACGCATAACTCAGCCTAAAACAGAGAAGTGTAGCATTTTGCACTACGCTACATATAGTGTGCCTAGAAACTGACCATCACAAGGTACTTGTCGTAAGTTGTTGATATATAAGGAGTTACGTCAAATTCGGCCCGCCCGATTCGCCCTAAGTCCTTATCCCACAAGACTTTACGTCATTTTCTCTTTATAGGATAAACAAGGTCAGAAACAATCCAACCGCAACTAATACCAATAACATATCCAACACCAATCCACATCCATTCTATAGTCATATGATCGAACATCTATACTCCTTTATTAGTGTCCCTATGTATAGGCGGCTCTACCTTGGTGGATAGGCTAGGCCACCGGCTTGATATCCTTGACGAACTTCTTTACCACAGTACCGCTGTTCTTATCCAGCATGGATACGATAAAGTTCTTACCACTACCATCCTCAAGCACCATACCCATGATATGACCAAGGGTAGCCGATCCATCATTAGCAACAAGCGTAACGAGAATCCTATCGGACATAGTAGTAGCGATACGCCTAGCAGTGGTATACCTATAGCAGTTGAGAGGCTTACCATTGGAGTCGTGATAGTGGATAGCGTTCTTTTGCATGTTCATTCTTTTCTCTCTTTCTTGTTTCTCTATTATAGCAGGAATATATTGTGTGTCAATACTGTATGCTTATTCAGCCGATATACAGGTGTTCATAGTCGATGATTCCATTTTCATTGCAGGTGATTTCTTCACCCTCTCCCATATAGAACTCCGTCAACACGCCAAACCTATCGTAACCCCACTTACGGGCGAAAGTTGCTTCATTCTTCATTGACTCAAGCAACTCTCCAGCAACCGTGCAACCGAGTACCGAAACCTCTGCACCACCATTGCCAATGTACTCGTTCAGTTCGTCAATCGTTTCGAAGATCATTTTTCTTTTCCTTTTCTCTTGTGTATGTCCCTATTATACATATCGGCATACGGCGTGTCAAGCCTTAAATCAAAATATTTTTCTTTTTTCTGATTTGTTCTAAGTGCTTGATATTATTGGACTTACGACGCAAAACGCCCGCCCGATTCGCCCTAAGTCCTTTGTGCGTAAGGAGTTACGCTACCTTGGCGTTTTCTGCCTTGTAAATCGGGTAGAACTCTTCGAAAGGCAGGTTAGTGTACTTGAGTACACCAGCAACGTACAGGTCATACCTGTCATTCGTACCCTCAGTCACAGTCCAAACGATATAACGATGATCTTGTGTCCAACGCTTCATTTCTTTTCTCCTTATGACCCTATTCTAGCAAAGTATTTTCTTTTGTCAAGCCCCTTATCGGGCAACCGTCATAAGGCCATTGAAGTGTGAGAAGGTCAACTTGAGATCCCTATTCGGATACTTCTCATTGATGTACTGCTGTGCAGTATACTTCTTGTTGTTCGTAGAACCGACATACTGAACAACCGTTCCATCCTTATCCGTAACCTTCCAAACCTTCTTCTGAACGATACGCGGAAGGCTGTTGATGAAACCGTTAACGCTAGTGGACTTTTCCATTTCTCTTTCTCTCTTTCTTACTCTTCTCTTCTCTTCTGCTTTCATTATACAGTATTTATCGGCGGTGTCAAGGGGCAAAATCCAATATTTTTGGAAATATTTTTAGTGTGCCATAAGTCTAATAGCCATAAGGACTTACGTCATTTGCGGCGGGGTAGAATGAAATGCCGGTAGTTTTATCTTCAAAATGTTAAGATGGATAAACTGGGGAAAATCGTGGGGTGGTTCTTTCACAATACCAATCAAATATTTATATGTATTACCCAATCCTCCCCCATCGCCCCCTTTGATTCTTCTGTATCTGCTGTTTTAACTTGATACAGTGTATATTATATTTGAGGAGAAACAATATGATTAAAAAACAAACAATCGAAACACAATTGGAATGTAGGGCAACTGCGAGTTTACGCAGCGAAATTGCAGAAGATTTATCCAAGCCCGATAGGCCCATCTCTGACTTAATATCTAACGAGAAAGAAAAGGACCAAGAGGAAACGGATGAATCTAACGATATCGAACAAGGTAGCGATTGAAACCGCTCTTCCATGCTCTAAAAGCAAAGATCTTAAGCTACAGGGTATCTCATCTTTATCCCTTATTAATGAAAGCTTAGGGATCGCCCTATCTCAAAACTCTATTTCCCAAGATAATACATTTGTAAATGTCTTTGGATTCGATAGTTTATTCTTTTATCACGCCGAAAAGGTATACAACAATACCCGCTTGGTCTTAGAAAGAGGAATAGGCCACCTAGTTCAAATTGATAATGATATTTATCTTAGACGAGTTAGGCCCGTTTGTTATTATCTATATGATAGTGTTGAACCAAGCCCATCCAGAAGCCCGTATGATTTAACAATTGATAACGATAATGAATTTATATTAGTTTCTTCCACAATACCTCCGTCTTATATAGAATTACTTTACGAAACCAACGCCGTTATAACATCCTCTGATTCTTTTTTGCCACAATCGGTCAAATTAGATCAGAATTCTGTCTTAGCTAGATTACAAGACAATATTGTTTCTTTGTGCCTAAAAGACTTTGGCAACGTAGATGATTTCCAAGAGGCCGTTTCTGACGCCCTATCATCTTACAAAAATCAAATTTCTTTAGGATGCTCTAAGTTGAATATGAAGAGCAAACGTGGCGTTATTTCTTCTCATGTATACCAGCTTAACCCAACGAGCAATCCTCCCACCAAAAAGGGTACTTTCATTTATGATGAGGCCGACGATTGCTTAAAATACTATGACGGCAATAAGTGGAGAAAGTTAACTTACACGATGGATGACTGATGCGAATACCAAAGAACATGACAGAACAACAGGTCATAGATCAAATTAAAATAGTAGTAGATCGCATTTCGCCCAAGTATACATTCGGAACCTATGACGTTGATGATATAAAACAAGAAGCGTTCATTATTTGCATGGATGCCCTTGATCGATATGACCAAAAACGCCCGTTAGAAAATTTCCTATCGGTTCACTTAAGCAATCGACTCAAGAATTTCATAAGAGACAACTATTATACAAAAGACGAGGATGACAAGAAGAGAGTGCTAAAACCTCAGAGTTTGTGTCATGAAGAGAGTGTTCCTTATGAAGAATACGATCATGACGATAACATTGATGCCAAGAAGTTATCTCTACTAATAGATCAAAAATTGCCAGCATCCTATAGGGCGGATTACTTAAAAATTATGAACGACGTATATGTTCCAAAAAAACGACGAGAAGAAGTACTAGCAGTAATAAAGGACTTAATAGATGAAGAAGGGCAGAATATCTAATTCCGAAGCTCGCACAATAGCTAATTTGGTTGACTCCTTAACAGTAGAGGATATTGCCAAGAAGCTAGACCGCGACGTTGAGAGCGTTGATAGCTTTATCAAACGCAAGCTCCGTGTTGGGTTGAGCAATGAAGAAGCTGCTGCTTTTAGTCTTGAAGATCGCCCGTATTGGAATGAGCTAACAAACCAATTTACCGGAGATGAATTAGAACTATTTAAATATCATTGGGCCAGAATTATAGCCCAGTTCAAAGATGACGTTTTCCCAACAGAAGAACTTCAAGTGGTAGATGTTATCAAACTAGAAATATTAATGAATAGATGCTTAAAGAGTAATAAAGATAATCTTAATGAAATGTCTGTTATCGAAAAGCTTATACGCGACGAAAGAGCGATGGACAAGGATCAGCAAGACAAAGATTATATTATGAATCTAGAGAGACAAATGGCAGCACTAAGAGCTAGTCAAGAAAGTCTCAACCGAGACTACCGTGAGCTTCAAAGCAAAAAGGCTAACATGCTCCGAGAAATGAAAGGAACCCGTGAACAGCGTATCAAGAGGCTAGAAGATAGCAAACAAAGTTTCACCGCTTGGGTAGCCAGTTTGATCCAAGATCCAGAGATTCTAAAAACTTATGGGATCGAAATGGAGAAGATGAGATTAGCAATGATGAAAGAACAGGAACGCTTAAGCGCGTTCCATAAATATGAAGATGGGACTGTGGACCAACCATTTTTAACACCAGATACCGTAAAGGACTAAATATGAAGAATGCGATTGTTTTCGGGGTGACAGGACAAGATGGTAGTCATTTAGTGGACCTACTATTATCTAAGGATTATAACGTGACCGGCGTTATGCGACGAAGCAGTACGGATACCACATCCCGAATAAAAAACAATTTATGCAATCCTAGGTTTCGATTGGTCGAAGGCGATATTACAGATTCTAGCAGCGTAATAAATGTATTGAAAACTAACGAACATGTAGATGAAATCTATAATCTAGCGGCTCAATCGCATGTAGGAACTTCATTTAAGCAACCAGCAATTACATGGGATATTACTGGCAAGGGTTGTATTAACATATTACAGTCAATTGTGGATCTTGATATGTTTGCCTCAAGATTCTATCAAGCTTCATCAAGCGAAATGTTTGGTAGTTCTTATGTTATCGGTCAAGATGGTGAGAAGTATCAAGATGAAAATACCAAATTTTTACCACAATCTCCATATGCTATTTCAAAGTGCGCCGCGCATTACGCCGTTAGGTTATTCAGAGAAGCATACGGACTACATGCTAGTGCCGGTATATTATTTAATCACGAAGGTCCGAGACGCGGAGATAACTTTGTCACCAAGAAGATAACAAATTGGGTAGTTGATTTTAAGCTCTGGATGACAAAATATCACCTAAATATAGATAACTTAAATCCATCAGACGATTTTATCTACGGTAGAGTTCTTGGAGAGAGTTTTCCTAAATTAAGACTAGGAAATCTAGACTCATTTAGAGATTGGGGTTATGCCGGTGATTACGTAGAAGCGATGTGGTTAATGTTACAGCAAGATCAACCAGACGATTACGTAATATGCACAGGTAAAACATACAAAGTAAGAGACTTTTTAAATTATGCATTTAGACATATAGGAATTTCTGATTGGTCCAAATTTGTATACGTTGATCCAGAATTCTATAGGCCAGCAGAGGTTGATTATCTACGCGGAGATTGTTCGAAAGCTACCAAAGTATTGGGATGGATCCCAAAGCATGATCTAGATAGCCTTGTTAGTCTTATGATAGAATCAAGATTCAATGAGAAATTACAGAATAATGATCGACATATCTAGTATATATCCATATATTAGACACTTAAAACTTCGATCATATAACAGCCCATTTCCTACAATATTTATATCTGCAAATGATCCAGATGATGCATGTTTTTGTGTATTAAATCAACTAATTAAAATCATTATAGATCAAGATCCATCGATTAAAATGAGAATTGTGTGTAGGAAGATCAAATTATACTGTAGAATAGATAAAATATACGAGCTTGGCTGATGAAAAGAAACTATGACGATCCAGCATATAGAGACTTTAGAAGAGAGGTCTTAAAAAGAGATGGTAAAAAATGCATGATGCCGGGATGTAAATCCAAACGCAATCTGCAAGTTCATCACATACAAAAATGGTCTTCAGCATCGTCGCTAAGATATGAAACCTCAAATGGAATTACTTTATGTCGAATATGTCATAAGTCCATACAGGGAAAAGAGTTACACTACGAATCTTTATTTAGGGAATTAATAAGTGGCCTATAAACAAGCACCTCCGTTCATAGTTATCAAAGATACCAGAGAGCAGGACGGATATTTCTTTAAGGAATATAACACCTGCGCTGGAATGGTCGAACATAAGCTCGACACTGGCGATTACTCTATACAGGGACTAGAGGATAAGATTTGTATAGAAAGAAAGGGCTGTGTTGAAGAATTAGCTATCAATTTGGGTCAGAAAAAGTATCCATTTCTAGACGAAATAGAACGTATGACAAAATTTCCTCACAAGTTTTTGGTGCTTGAATTTTCACTTGAGGATCTTGTAAAATTTCCAGATGAAACCAGAATACCCAATAAAAACCTAGCATCTGTAAAGATAACCGGAAAGTATATGTTAAAGTGCTTGTTCGAATTTCAACTGTACAATGATATTCATGTTTTGTTTTGCGGCAACAAATATAATGCATTTTTAGCAGTTAGTAGTATTTTTAAGCGGATCAACGAGATGTATACCATAGGGAGGAAAAAGTGATGGCAGAGCCAGAACTACTAAAAGATTTTCATGACTATGGAGCAAATCTAGGCACCAGAGATATCTTCTTGCACAATCATTATCACTCCGAAGATAATCAAAATCCGGGCGTGGAATATAGAATGTCCAATACTTTCATTAAGAATCTTAGAGCCTTAGATATGCGGAATAATGCAAATATTACCATTCATTGCCACAGTATTGGTGGAGAGTGGGCTGATGGCATGGCTATATACGACGCTATCCAAATGTGTAGGTCATATGTTACAATGATTATATATGGACAAGCAGAGTCCATGAGCAGCATTTTTATGCAGGCTGCGGACTATAGATACATGACCCCAAACGCACACTTCATGTGTCATTATGGGTCTTCGGATATTAATACAGATTATCTAAGTGCTATGAACCAAGCTCACTATGAAAAGAGAATAGCCGATGTAATGTTTAATGTATACGCAAATAGATGTGTAGATGGTAAATTCTTCTATGAGAAATTTGGCAAAAAGCCTAGCGTCAAACAAGTCAAGCAATATTTAATTAGAAAGCTCAAATCTGGCGATTGGTATCTTGATGCAGAAGAAGCCGTATACTATGGTTTCGCTGACGCAATCATCAAGGATTGGCACATAACCAATGAGTAATCTTAAAAAGATCGATGAAGCTTGGCTAGGATTAGATTGCATAGATACAAATCTATTCAATCCCATGACATTCTTACATCATTCTGACGAAGATTTTCATCTCAAGCTAGCTTATTTAATGAGTAGGCCAGAATATCTACCATTTTTTGCACATCAGATACTCAACATACAACTACTACCATCTCAGGGTTTAATTCTTAAAGAATTGTGGGAAAGAAAATTCCCAATGCTAATTGCTAGCCGAGGCTTTGGTAAGTCGTTTAAGTTATCTTTATATTCTGTACTTAGGGCTTTGATGTTGCCAAAGAGAAAAATTGTTGTTGTAGGTGCAGCCTTCAGACAAAGTAAAGTTGTTTTTGAATATATGGAAACTATTTGGCGTAACTCGCCAATGCTTAGAGATATGTGCGACTCAGACAGCGGTCCACGTAGAGATACAGATAGATGTGTTATGCGAATAAACGATAGTGTTATAACATGTCTTCCCCTTGGCGATGGTCAAAAAATTAGAGGTCAACGCGCTAATGATATTATTGCTGACGAATTCGCATCCATTCCTAGAGATATTTTTGAAAACGTAGTCGCTGGTTTTGCTGCGGTTAGTGCTGACCCCGTAGAAAATGTTAAAAGATTAGCTGCTCAAAACAAGGCAAAAGAGCTTGGCGTTGAAATTATAGCAGAAGATGTTCCAAAAGATCAAAAGGATAATCAGATTATTCTATCTGGAACTGCTTACTATGACTTTAATCATTTCGCAACATACTGGAAGAAATGGAAGTCTATCATCAAAAGTCAAGGTAACTATGCTAAACTTAAAGAAGTATTCAATGGAGACGATCCTCCAGAAAACTTTGATTGGACACAGTACTCTATTATTCGTATGCCATATGAACTTTTACCAAAAGGCTTTATGGATGCTGACCAAGTAGCAAGATCAAAAGCCACCGTTCATACCGGTATTTATCAAATGGAATACGGGGCTTGTTTTACAAGAGATAGCCAAGGATTTTTTAAGAGATCGCTGATCGAATCATGCGTTATTAACAATGAAAATCCAATCACTGATTCTAAAAACAATATTATACATTTCGAAGCATCTCTAATTGGAGATCCAAATAAAAGATATATTTTTGGCGTTGACCCCGCTTCTGAAGTAGATAATTTTAGTATAGTTGTATTAGAAGTGCATCCAGACCATCGCAGGATTGTACACTGCTGGACAACCACAAGATCAGAGCATAAAGAAAAGGTTAAAAAGGGTTACTCCACAGAAAGCGATTTCTATTCTTATTGTGCTAGAAAAATACGCGATCTCATGGCTCTTTACCCATGTATTCATATAGCAATCGATGCACAAGGCGGTGGCGTTGCTGTTATGGAATCGCTTCATGATAATGATAAACTCAAAGAAGGCGAACTGCCAATATGGCCCACCATAGATGATGACAAGCCAAAAGATACAGATGGCGAAAGAGGTCTACACATTCTAGAGATGTGTCAATTTGCTCGTCATGAATGGTTAGCCGAAGCAAATCACGGAATGAGAAAAGACTTTGAAGATAAAGTATTATTATTCCCATTCTTTGATGCCGTATCCCTAGGTTTATCAAATATTCAAGACGATATTAAACATAGAATGTTTGACACACTAGAAGAGTGCGTTATGGATATAGAAGAATTAAAAGATGAACTTTCTATGATACAAATGACACAAACAAATGCCGGAAGAGACAGGTGGGATACTCCAGAGGTTATTGTTGGAACAGGCAAGAAGAGCAAGATGAGAAAAGACCGCTATTCAGCCTTATTGATGGCTAATATGGCATCCAGAGTTTTACAAAGGACGCCAACTCAAGAGGCTTATAATTTTTATGGCGGATTTGCTACTGGTGGTCATAGATCGTCTGGAGAAAACGAAAAGATGTATTCTGGCCCCAGTTGGTTCACTGATAGCATGAAAGATGTGTATTAATTACTGTAATCCGATTACAATCCAATTGAGGAAAAAATGAATAACGACATGATTACTTGGTCTGATGAAAATGAGTCTAGTAAGGCTCACGCTATGTCACAGTTTAGCGAAAATGTCGATTCTTATGGCGGTTTAGCAAAAACTCAAGGAAGCACATATCGTCACTTCATAGATATCGAACCAAGTAGATCTGTAAAACCCGGATTCACACATTTAGATTACTATGCATTCAGACCAAACGAAGCCGTCCCAACCCAACAGCGTCGAGCCATCAAAATGTGCATGGACGCCTACGATAAAGTTGGTATTATTAGAAATATCATTGATCTTATGGGTGATTTTGGCTGTCAAGGTATTCAAATAGTTCATCAAAATAAAAGTGTTGAAAAGTTTTATCAGCAATGGTTTAGAAGCATTAACGGCAAAGAGCGATCAGAACGCTTCTTAAATAACCTATACAAAACTGGAAACGTTATTGTATATAGAAGTTATGCTAATGTAACGCCAAAGTTATCGCAGTACATGAAGTCTCTAGCTGCTGATATTAAGGTAGAAGTTCCCAATATGCGCCAGAATACTATACCTTGGAGATACAACTTTTTCAATCCACTCACAGTTAAGCTAAAAGATGGACAGATGTCCATATTCTTAGGTAGTCCCGCTTACACAATAAATCTTGGTACATTTTTTGATAGATTTACTGATGGCGATATCCCAAATGATGTTATCAATAGCTTACCAGAAAATATCAAGAATGCCCTAAAGAGCGGACAAAAAGAAGTCCCACTAGATGTCGATAGACTTAGCGTATTTCACTACAAGAAGGATGATTGGCAGCAGTGGGCCAATCCTATGATCTATGCTATTTTAGACGATATTATCATGCTAGAGAAAATGAGACTAGCAGACTTGTCAGCTTTAGACGGGGCTATCTCAAATATTAGATTGTGGACTCTTGGCAATCTAGAACACAAGATTCTACCAAATAAAGCTGCTATTAATAAGCTACGCGACGTATTAGCTAGTAATGTTGGTGGTGGAACAATGGAATTAGTCTGGGGTCCAGAATTAACATTCAAAGAATCCAGTAGCGAAGTCTACAAATTCTTGGGTTCAGAAAAGTATACGGCAGTACTTAATAGTATTTATGCTGGCCTTGGAGTGCCACCTACGCTAACTGGCATGGCTACAAATGGCGGTGGGTTCACTAACAATTTTATCTCTCTCAAAACGCTTGTTGAAAGACTTCAATACGGAAGAGATCAACTTATTAAGTTTTGGGAAAAAGAGCTAGAAATCGTTAGACAGGCTATGGGCTTTAGATATAAGGCTCATATACAGTTTGATCAAATGAGTCTATCCGACGAAGCCGCTGAGAAGAACCTACTTATTCAACTAGCAGATAGAGATATCATTAGTCAAGAAACACTTCTACAGAGATTTAAGGAGATTCCTCAAATCGAAAAAATTAGACTACAAAGAGAAGTTGAAGATCGATCTGATGATAAGAATCCAAATAAGGCTGGTCCATATCACACGCCTCAACACAAAGAGAACTTGGAAAAGATTGGCTTACAGAGTGGTAAATTATTACCACAGGATGTTGGCTTAAAGTCTAGTGTTCCAAAAGATCTATTATTACAACCTAAAGCGCCATCACCAATTGGTGGCGGTGGAGCTAAACCATCCGCCCCTTCTAACCCAAACGGTAGACCTCCATTATCTACAGATCAAGGTCCGCGTAAACAGCGTGTAGCCAAACCAAGATCACAGCCGGGAGTAGCTGAGTTAGTTGTTTGGGCAGAAGAATCTTGGGACACCATATCGGAAACGCTTAATTCAGCATTTCTTGGCATGAAGAAAAAGAAAAATCTTAGACAATTAACAAAGGCTGAAACCGTTGATCTTGAGCAACTTAAACTAGATGTCTTAACAAATATAGATATTATGAAAGAAGTTACCGGAGAAGATATAAAGTCTATCTTATCTGCTAATCTCAAGACCCCAACAGAGTTTTCACACACTCTAAAAGAACGCGATATTAATATTGATAATATGAGTATTGATAAATATAGACGCAGTGTTATAGGTGTGTATATTGAACAAAATAGCGAAATTTAGATTGCTTTTTGCTTTTTGTGTATATTATTTTTGAGAGACACACATTATGAAAATATACCAACAAGAAATATTAGACGGACTATCCGAGCAGATTAAAGCGCAAGCCTCAGTGGCTTATTGCGCACCGGCTATTCTTGTTTCTAATATAGATTCAGATTCTTCTTGGGACATTTCTCGCAGCATCATCAATAAGATTAAAGCCTCCAGTAATCCAAACCAAATCGACCTCTATTATCTTAAGTCGGTATTGGTTTCAACCGGTTGGAATAAAAATGATGATGTGTTTGATCCACAGCAAACTTGGGCCGCGAGAACAACACCAGAAGATAAACAATTCAATTTCATGCATAATGAAAACGATATAATAGGCCACATTACTGGATGTTATGTAGTAGACAGAGATGGAAAGAAAATAGAAGCACAAGAAGACTCACCAGCGCCCTCAGAATTTGACATAATTACAGAAGCTGTTTTATACAATAGTTGGACTAATCCAGATAATCGCCAGAGAATGCAAAAAATTATATCGGAAATCGAAGATGGCAAATGGTTCGTTTCTATGGAATGTCTGTTTGCTGGTTTTGATTATGCAATCATAGATCAAGGTGGTAATTCAAGGTTAATAGCTCGTAGTGAAGAGTCAGCATTTTTGACTAAACATCTAAGAGCATATGGTGGCACAGGAGAGTACGAAGGCTATAAAATTGGTAGATCATTGAGAGACATTTCTTTTTCTGGTAAAGGTCTTGTATCTAGACCAGCTAATCCAAGAAGTGTTATTCTTGATTCTAGCAAAGCTTTCTCTGTAAGCGAACAGTATAGTATTCCAAACGTTTCTAAAGGAGATATTAATATGTCAGATACTAACTTAGAGAAGCAGCTAGCAGATCTACAAAGTGAGTTAGCAGCTTCGCAAGAAGAAAACAAGACTGTTAAGGCCG